TTCCTCGACCAGCGCCCGCAGCGCCGCCGCGTCGGCGCTTCCGCCCACACCCGTCCCAGCCAGCGCGACCAGCCGCGCGAGCGCTTCATCCTCGTCCATATCGAATACTCCCGTCGCCCCCGCGAAGGCGGGGGCCGCAATCGGCCTAACTCGGCGTCGCTGGGCCCAACCACAGCGCCCCCCGCATCCGCGAGGGCGCCGATGTCACGCCATGCCCAAAAGCGCCTTCTTCTCATCCGCGGTCAGCCAGTCCGCCGCCGACACCTCGCGCCACAGCGCCATGCGGTCGTCGGCGAGCGCCGGCACCCGGTCCAGATCGACGCGCAGCGCGGCGTCGGCAAACCAGTCGCCCAGCCCTTGCGCCAGCGCGCCCAATATCTTCGCGCACAAGGGCAGCACCGTCAGCCGCCACAGCGCGCGATTGGCCTCGCGATAATTGGCATAGGTCGCATCGCCCGGCAGGCC